AAATAGGGGTCTGAATCTCTGGACAGTCAAACAAAAGACACAGTCTTTAACCTCTGGTACAGCTACTTACGCCTTTGACGCAACGCACACAGACTTGCTCGAGGTGGTCCTTCGTAGGAGCGGCACAGACTTTCAGTTAGCTCGTATGTCCAGAAGCGAATACCTGCATCTACCAAACAAAGATCAGACAGGAAGACCAAGTCAGTTCTTCTACAACAGACAGATCTCACCTGAGGTGGTTCTGTGGCCTACACCGGACAGTTCTAGTGACAGCCTTGTGTATTACTATGTGCGGCGTATTGAAGACGCGGATGCTCTGGTCAACACTACAGACGCGCCGTTCCGTTTTTTACCGTGCATGGTGGCAGGGCTTGCTTACTACACGGCATTGAAGAAAGCGCCAGAGCGTGTGCAGCTTTTGAAAGTTGTGTATGAAGAAGAGTTTCAACGCGCAGCCGACGAGGACGAAGACCGCGTAGCTCTGAAGCTACAACCTAGTATGCAATATCTGAGAGTGAACTAATGGCACGGTTTGCATCAGGCAAGGATGCATATGGCATTTCGGACAGGTCTGGTTTTAGATACAGACTCCGTGACATGATCACGGAGTGGAACGGGTCCAAGGTTGGCAATGATGAGTATGAGTCAAAACATCCTCAACTAGAACCGATACGAGTTGGGCCGGATCCGCAAGCATTGCATGATCCACGTCCTGATCAGCGTACAGAAGTATCGATTGCTAGGTTATTAACAGCAAATCCCTTCTTGTCAGGAGCATCGGGATCAGCAGTTATCACTGTCATAGAGCCATCTCATGGACGTTCGTCCTCAGATACGGTAAGATTCCGCAAGACGGAGGGCTTTGATGGGTTTACAAGCACGGTTTTGGAGAGCAGTTCGGGGTATTCGATCACTGTTGTGGACACCGACACGTATACCTTCACAGCCACGTCCGGAACCGCAACAGCAGGTGGTCAACGCGGGGGTGGTGAAAATGCGACCTCCGGCCCAGTGACACTGGAGAAGTAGATGGCGTACACTTTTGCACAGTTGAAGACGGCGATACAGGAGTACACCGAAAACACAGAGACAGCTTTTGTCTCGAACATCGATGACTTCATTCGTTCTACTGAAGATCGCATATTCTATCTAGTTGATCTCGAACTGTTTCGTAAGAACGCCACCAGTGCCGTGTCTCAGAACGATCCGTTCTTGTCACTGCCTACAGACTTTCTGGCATCATTTTCGTTGTCTATTACAAATAGCAGTTCAAAAGAATTCCTGTTGCAGAAGGACGTGAACTACATACAGGAATACAATCCAAACTCTGCAACAACAGGCACTCCTAAGTATTATGCTAGGTTTGACCTGAACAACGTAATCCTAGCACCAACCCCAGACAGCAACTATGTCTGTGAGTTTCATTACTTCTATAGACCGACTTCTTTGACTGCTGGCGCGGACAGCGGCACGACCTGGTTAAGTACCAATGCTCCGAATGCCTTGCTTTACGGTTCGTTATACGAGGCGTATATTTACATGAAAGGTGAGCCTGACATGTTGCAAATGTATGAGAAGCAGTTTACCGAAGCCTTATCCAGGTTAAAGGATCTTGCAGAGGCGAGAGAGAATAGTGATGCGTATCGCAGGGGATTGCCAGACCGGCCCCGCACATAAGGAGTAGAATATGGCTACATCTAATGCAGCAACAAACTATCTGGAAAGACGGTTGTTGCACTTCATCTTCAAGAACAACTCGCTAAGTTTCTCTTCGCCGGGTGACAGCATTTATATTGGTCTAGCTACAGCCGTATCTGCTGCTGAAACCGGATCAGTAACAGAGGCAGACTTCACAAACTATGCAAGGGTGCAGGTCACAGCAGCAAACTGGACGACGATAGGTGCTGATTCTACAGACACACAGACAGCTACAAATGCGGCGAACATTGATTTTGCAGCAGCAGGAACCACTACAGCGGATGTAATAACTCACGCCTTTATTGCGGATGCCTCTTCTAGCGGAAACATTTTGTTTGTTGGTGCTTTGGATGCCAGCAGAACAATCGACGACGGAGACATCTTTCGGATCAACGCAGGGAATCTAGTGATTGAGTTGAAGTAATGGCACTTGTACTCAAAGATAGGGTTAAAGAATCGACCGCTACCACCGGCACTGGCACTTATACATTGGCCGGTGCCGTTACTGGTTTTGAGGCGTTTTCGTCTATCGGTAACAGCAACACAACGTACTACGTTTGTACAGACGGCACTGACTTTGAAGTTGGTATTGGCACCTATACCTCAAGTGGCACAACGCTAGCGCGTACTACCATTCTTGAGTCTAGTAACTCTGACTCTGCGGTTAGTTGGAGTTCTGGATCAAAGACTATTTTCTGTTCTCAGCCAGCCGAAAAGGCAGTGTTCCTGAACGCGAGTAACAATCTGGATATATCTGGTGACGTAGATGTGGACGGTACATTAGAGGCGGATGCAGTTACAGTTAATGGTACAGCATTATCTACCGTGATTGCCGGAACTACTGTAGCCAATGCAACTTTGGCAGCTACCGTTACTGTAACCGATAGCACTGCTAACACAAATTTCCCTGTTGTATTTCACGACGAGTCTAACGGGCTTTTAGATGACACGGGGGAATTACGTTACAACCCAAGCACAGGCGAACTTTTAGCACCGAAACTTAATGTAGCAGGTACTGATCTTTTTGTATCTAGAAACGCCGATGTTTCCGGCGCTATTACCGGTGCTTCGGTGACTGTCGACGATGTAGCTATCGACGGCAAAGTCATAACGATGACAGGATCGTCTGGTGATACGGTGGTGTTTACTGCTGGCACCAATGGCACACTCAGCATCGTAACGACGGATGCAGCGGCAGCAGCAGCCAACATTCAGATCACGGCAGACGGTACGGCTGAGTTAGCTGGCACAACAGTCACACTTGATTCTTCTGGCGGCATAACACTGGATGCAGACGGTGGTACAATTACGTTTGCAGATGCTGGATCTTCATTAGGCACGATTACTTCAGACGGCTTCACCGGTAATGTTGTGGGCAATGTCACAGGCAACACCTCTGGCACGGCGGCAACTGTTACAGGTGCGGCACAAAGCAACATCACATCACTAGGCACACTGACAACGCTGACGGTTGATAACGTCATCATCAACGGCACGACCATCGGGCACACTGATGATACTGATCTTATTACTGTAGCTGACGGTGTTGTCACTGTAGCTGGAGAAGTGTCGATGACGACACTCGACATTGGCGGCACCAATGTCACGTCCACGGCAGCAGAGCTTAACTACAGCGACACGGGCGCATCTGTTGGTACAGTGGTGGCGTCAAAGGTTGTTACTGTAGATGCTAACAAAGATGTTGCCAGCTTCAGAAACATTACGCTTACAGGAGAGCTTGATGCCGGTTCTTTGGATGTGTCGGGAGATGCTGATATAGATGGGACGTTGGAAGCTGACGCAATTACAGTCAACGGGACCGCATTGAATACGGTTATCGCTGATGAGGCCACAGCCTTGGCAATTGCGTTGGGCTGATTAGGAGATATAGATGGCAAACACATTCAAAGTTGTAACCAAGGCTGGGGTTACTACCCTTGATGTCATCTATACGGTGGCAGGCTCGACTACGACAGTCATACTCGGGTTGGTGCTTGGCAACACTACAACCAGTCAAGTAACCGCGACGGTGACTTTAAACACAGACACCGGAAGCCGTTCTGGTGCAAACAACGAGGCCAACCAAGCGGTTGAGTTGATAACCAATGCGCCCATACCAGCCGGTTCTTCTTTAGAATTGTTGGCTGGCAACAAGGTTGTTCTTGAAACCACAGACGAGATAAAGGTTTCTGCATCAGGCGCAACAGATGTGTGCTTGTCAATTATGGAGATCACCTAATGCCTTATCTGGGCCAACAAACAGCGGATAACTTTCAGAGTACAACTGCGGTACAGCGGTTCAACGGCGATGGTAGCGATACCACATTTACGCTGACCACCTCTGTGTCGTCCGTGCAGGATGTGCTTGTGTCTGTTGACGGTGTTGTTCAAGACACTGCTGCATACACCATACCTGATGGCACAACACTCACGTTCACTGCCGCCCCGTCTAGCGGCACTGGTAATATCTTTGTAAATTACCTTGCGCCACAGGGTGCAACAATTACACCTGCCGCAGAGAACAAGGGTAACTTCAAAGCTGGTGGTGCCTTCCGTACAAACGCACAGTCACTGACTGCCAATACTACTGTTCTTGCTACAGAGAACGCCAACGTGACAGGCACCTTTGCCGTAGGTAGTGGCGTGACGTTGACCATCGAATCTGGCGGTAGGTTGGCGGTCATATGAGTACGTTAAAGGTAGATACCATTCAAAGTACAGGCGGCGGTGCGGCTACGCTGACGAAGCAACAGGCGGCTAAAGTTACTTTTAATATGAATTTAAAAAGTGACACAACTATGGACATTGCTAATAACGCAATTTCCACAGAGTGCCTAAACATTTCTAGCGGAACGGATGCTGGAACTGGTCTTGCGCGGGGCAACCTGACCAATGCAATGCAGAACAAACAATACATTTGGACTGAAGGCACACTTGCGGGAAACAACACAAGCAACCTTGACGTTGGTAATGCAACGACAAGCCTTATACCTTTTCAACAGAAAGACGCAGACACCAGTAATAGTGCCGATGCTATTGGTTGTTCAGCAGTATTTGGAGACCTCGCATGAGTACCCTCGTAGTAGACACACTCACTGGCAAGTCTACTGCCACGACACTCACCATTGGTTCAACGCCCGTGGTCAGTGCATCGGCTAACTCGCTGACTATCCGTGGTGAGGGCAGCGCACAGACCAGTGTGCAGCAGGGGCTGTGTAAGGTTTGGGCAGACACTAATGCCGGTGCAACCGCTTCAGACTCATTTAATCTTGCAAGCATAACAGACAACGGTACTGGGGATTATACTTTTACAATAACAAACGACATAAATTCAGCAGATTATTCTCATCCTATAGACCCGGCTAGGGGGACAGGGGATGTCACCCTCTCAACTAATATACGCACGAAGGCTGCGGGTTCTTTGCGTATAGAAACTTGTAGAGACGACAGCACTAAAACAGATTGTGCCAACGTCTCATTATCAATATTCGGAGACCTAGCATAATGGGATTCGGTACACTCGCCTTTGACACTCTCCAGACCAGCGACTCCAAGAACACTGGCACGAATAAGACGCTTGATACTAGCTTTGTCTACAATGGTAGTGCGAAGGTGTGGATTAAATTTGACATGAGTTCGAGTTTTACCACAGAGGACAGCTTTAATGTGTCTTCACTAGATGATGATGGTACTGGTGATTTTGGCCTTAATTTTTCAAACAACATGAGTAATGCAAATTATCCAGCCCCTGCATCAGCAGGTGAAGATAATGCAAATGTGTTGACTAATTTTGGAACTGTTTCAACTTCAAGTATGGATGGTCAAACAAGACAAACACAAGCTAATGCAGCGAGTGATAAAGCAAACAATTCTGTGTGTATTTTGGGAGACCTCGCATGACAGATACACCAGAGTTTCAAGGCACACACTTATGGGATAGGCTATGCTGGGCTAAAGAAACCCTAGAACCGCATCAGTCTGACTACCGTGTTGTGTACGAGGACAGTGTGGATGAATGCGCTAAGATACTGGTGCCT